TATTCTTGGATGGAATGAAATCCACACCAACAATTGTTCCATCAACCGCCTGTGCAGCCCTCAAGGCTTCAGATGCCTCAAGTTCTGTAAGTTCATGTATCTCTGGTTCTGAACCTTGCGATACATTTGATCTGAAATCGTCTTTAATTACTGGACGTTTCATTGCACCGATAATCTCACCAGCAACAATGATTACTCTAACGTCATAATCAGTTGGAACATATTCCTGTAGAATAATGTCCACATATTCGTCTTCACGAACCAAGAGTTGGACTACACTGTGAAGAGATTTAAGACTCTCAATCCACATTACACCTACACCTCTTGAACCTGTAGATGTTTTAAGTATCAAAGGAAACTTATTGCCAAGTCTCTTTGCAGCGTCTTCTGCACCTTCACCATGTCTCACTAGAACAGTGTTTGGTGTATTGAAGTCGTTGCGTTGAAATACGACTTGATTATACCACTTGTCTGAACAAATGTCATGACATTTAGTAGAGTTAATTACTGTGTAACCTTTAGTCTCTAGGTTCTCAACTGCAACCCACCAAGACGTGTTCCCTGTCTTCACAGTAGAACCCATTCCTCTTGCCATCACAAGAGTGTCTTTTGGACTTATCTTAAATGGTTTGTCATATTCAGCATCTGCTTTCATAGTTGGAAGTTCTGCCTTACCATCTTCTCCTACTGGAAAAGAGTAGACATTGAAACCGTCTTCACCAACTGGTTCCATATACATTCCACTAAACTCTGCAAGATGGCACTCCAATCCCATACCCTTTGCAATCTTACGAATCATGGGCCCTGTCTCATTAGGGTCATGAGGGTCATCATGCGAAAGAATTAACAACTTATATGGTTGTTCTTTTTCTTCTGTAATGAAATTAGAAAATGATACTGCCAATTTATGCTTCTCTTTTTTTACCGATATTATATTTGGTTTCCAGTTCCCATTCATCTTTCTCTTTGAAAGCAATTACTTTAATTTGAGAAAGAGGTGCTTTGGGTTGTGCTTCTCCAATTATTTCAATCAACCCCCAATCGCCAAGTAATCCAGCAATTGAGTTGCGTCTTGAAATATCGTTTTCGTTTAGATTAGTGTCTTTGCCGTCAAGTGCAAAGAGTTCCTTGAAATGGACAATGTAGTATTTACCCTGTTTATGTAGGATATGACACGATTGATATAATTTTCTTTCTTTTCTAGAGGCAACGCCTATGCGAGATAGTGTCTCTCTCACTTTTAGGAAATCGTCTGGTTCTTTTAACTTAACCTCTAGCATCTGGTCGGGATGCCAAGTTGTTTCATTCATTTTCTTCCACCTTTATTCAAACTATCTTTGATAGCATTTATTTGTTCATTATCAAGTATAGAAAGAGCGGCCTTTGCCTTTTCATTACTAAAGCCATAATACTCTTTTACATACTCTAAGTCTTTCAATTTACTCGCTTTCACCCAAGGCGCATAACGTTTCCTAGACCTAACACTATTTAGTAAAAAGTCATATTGTAACTTTTTGTCTAAATGGTGACGCATATTGAGTTCATTGACTAACATGATAGTGTCATTAAAAGGTGCCATACATTTATTAATAATGAATGGAACATACTTCTTTTCCCACATCGGATCATCTGAGTCCATCAGATTTTCTTTTGTGGTATTGATTGAGTTAAGATAATCTTTTAGTTCATAACTCATTTGAATTGCACCTGTGTCATTACCTCAATCATAAATGCAAGCATATTGATTTCTTGGTCTGCCACAAATGCAGATTTGTATTGATAATCTGCAACAGACAATACCAAGTGAGGAACTGTGGAAGGTTCAATTTGTTCATATAGTGTGTCATAGATTTTACGATACACTTGTGTTGGGTCGTTATCCATATTATTGGCAACCCATTTACGAATAGATTTGAAGTCCTTATCCTTTAGGAAAGAAACCAAATCATTCATATTTGTTTCTGAAACATTTACAAGAATTCCAGAATCAATTGCACCAGAGGCAGAGTAACGTTGAAGTTCATTCAACACCCTACGCCAGTCTGGGAAGTGTTTCTCCACAACACCAGCGACTGCCTTTGGTTCAAACTGAATACCCTCTGTAGTGAGGATATCAGTTACACGTTTGAAGAACTGCCCTGCAAGTTTTGGTTTATCAGATGTTGGGATTTTGAATTCCACAACAGAACACCGACTATGTAGTGGTTCGATAATTCTATTCTTGAAATTACATGTAAGGATAAACCCACAGTTCTTATGGAACTCTTCCATAAAACCACGCAACGCTGGCTGAGTTGACTGTGGGTTTAGGTAGTCTGCCTCATCAAGGATAACGAATTTTCTCTTACCATCCATAGAGACAGTAGAGGCAAAGTTCTTGATTTTGTTTCGCAGAACATCAATGCCAGATTCTTCTGAACCGTTAATCATCATGTAGGTAGCACCAATCTCATCGAGCATTGCTTTTGCAACAGTGGTTTTACCTACACCAGGCCCTCCAGACAATAGTAGATTTGGGATATACCCTTCATCAACAAAAGTCTGGAAAGTCTTTTTCAAATCATCAGTGAGAATTGTATCACTGATTTTAGATGGACGATATTTCTCCACCCAAAGTATCACATCATTCATAATATATCTCCTTGTCAATAATGTTTCATATATTGCCCATAAACTAGGTTAATGAGCGATTTATGATACATTATGCAGCTTCAAGTGCAATGAAGTATTCAATAGACTTGTTCACATTTGCGAAATGAGAAATGCCTTTTGAAGATACCTCTACCTTGTAGTCGCCTGACAGAAGTTTTAGGTTTTCAACCTTAAAGAAGTATGTGAAATCAGATGGTGCATTATCACCAACCTTAATTGCAAAGTCGTTTGATGTATCGTTCTTACGATCAGTTACAGTGAGATTGATATCACCACCAGTAGTTCCAGTAAGAACAACATCTGGCACACCAAGAACGGCAGATGCCTTTTGGATTTGGTTGAATGTGTCTTGAGTGAATACAAATTCAACATCAACAGACGGCATTGTAATTTCAGTCTTTGGTGTTGTCACTACAGATGGATCACTAAAGAAATAATTCACCGAACTACCACCACCTTCTTCTTTCAACTTAACTGCTTTGTCACCAAAGTCAAGTGTTGGATTTTTGAATAGTGAGAGTGCAGACAAGAATTCATTCAAGTCATAAATTGCAAACTCATTGTTAAAGGTGTCTGGAATAGTCGCCTTCGCCACGATGTTTTTCATCGCAGACATTGTGTTAATCACGTTTCCATTTTTCACCAGAAGATTCTGGTTAATGGTCGAGAAGTTCTTCAGAACGTCACGAGTATCATTACTAAGATTCATTATTTGTTCTCCATTGTATCATGATTGTGTAATGCCATTATACCATAATGGATTACTTTAAGCAAGTCATTTCTGTTCTTGCCATCTTTCTTTCCGTATCGTTGACTGTATTTCAAAATGTTACCGATACAGAAACCTTCTCCATGGCCCGAGTCCATGATGAATTCTGTTGCTTGAAACTTATTGTGGGAATAATGTGCAGAGTAAGTCTTATCAATATACTCTTGCAGTTCTTTGAGGATTTTATCCTCAGAATATTTGTAGTCGATATTTTTCACAATTTACATCCTATAGTTGGGAGTGGGGGACAAAGCCCCCACCCAAACCGATTACTGTTGGTAACGTGCTTCGTAAGAGTAATCACCTTCTAGTGCCTTTAAACCAGCGGCAATGATTCCCTTAGAAGGTTCACCAAGACGATATGCAACCTTGCCATCTACAGTATTAGTGTAGATACAATGTCCCTCATTTCTGAGTGTATCAATCATTGATCTTGGGGAACTTAAATCAAACTTGGTTCTTAATGTTTTCCAAGTGATGTTTTTACCAGATTCTAAAAGTTTTAGAACCTTCGCTTTTTTAGTCGTTTTTTTCATTATATCTCCTTCAAAGATTTACATTATATTATCAAAAAGAGGGGATAATGTCAAGACATTTTTCCCCTCTTACTTAACGTTTACTTAATTTTAATCATACGAGGCTTCTTCTCCTCTGGTATGATACGCTCAAGTTCAACGTTCAACAACCCATTCTCATAGGTCGCACCCTTAACTACCACATCATCTGCAATAGTAAAAGAACGAGTGAATGCACGATTAGAAATACCTTTATGCAGATATTTCACATCATCAACCAATTCTTCTTTCTTTTCTACAGATTTGACTGTCAGAGTGTTCTCTTTAGTCTCAATCTCAATATCTTTCTTATCAAATCCAGCCACTGCAATTTGAATTGCATATTCTGAATCAGATACCTTTACGATATTGTATGGGGGGTAGTTTGTTGCTGTCGAAACATTCTCATCAAAGAGAGTGTCGAGCATTCTATCAAAACCGATAGAATAGGTTTTTACCCTGTCGAAAGGGTGAGTTGTTGTAAGAGTTGTATTTACCATTGTTTTCTCCTTTATTAAGCAAGATACAAAATCACTCCCATTAGGCGAGTGAAGTGACAGTTTTTGGGGGGAACTGCCAAACCCTAGTTTTGCGACACAGAGTAGGTATATTTGTGTTCGCCTTAGGATGACTTACGAATTGCACCCATATTATATATAAGGGAAGGGAGCTGAAAATTCAACCCCCTTCAACTTTTTTTATGCAGCCTCGGCGTATTCCAATGCCTTGTCAAGTGCGTTCAACTTAACCTTACGGTTACGTCCATACCATGCACTCTGTAGACGAGAATCACCTTCACGACCTTGCAAGTGGTCAGTCATGTAAGTGACTGCATTAAATGCCTGCCACCAAGAACCTTCGGCGAAATTCGCACCAGGCTGTGTTTGCAAGTTTTCCATAGCAATCTTCGCATTACGAGATGTGAATGGAATAACATTGTCCACTTTCTCTTTCGCAGGCGCACCAAACACTTCATTGAAGTATTGGATTACGTTATCTCCAGTAGCACGTTTGCCACCGAGAAATTCTGCCATTGATTTGTATTGCTCCATTTTTTCACGAGCGATACCCATCTGCTCTTTCACCATATCTGGATCAAAAGCCTTACGGTGATTTACTGTAACCATCTTGTCAGACTCTTGTGAAAGAGAAAGAGTAAGAGTGTTTTTACATACCACACGAATTGGTGTCATACGAATATTGATTGACTTACCAAACTGGTGTGGGTTTGTGAACAAGAAGTAGTTATCTGTCACGTCACCATTAAACAATTCAAAAGACTCTTTAGTTTTTGCAAGAGCCCAAACCATCTGTCCACCTTTGAGTGAACCAGCAGTGTGCATTTCCATATCACCTGCCATTACATAATCATGGAAAAACTCAAATGCTTCTGAGTTTTGAACTGGGTTCCAACCTTTACCCACAACGTCCAAAACTGAACCATCTGAAGAACGAACAAGCGCCTGTTTGCCTGGCACTACAATACCAGAGGCAGTTGTCATATCTTCTTTATTGACTTCCCAATCAAGTCCAGCAGTTACCATAAATTGGTCTGGAGTCAAGTCTGCTGGGACTTTCTTACCTAAACCATGCCAAGGAACATCCCCAACATAGGCCATTTGTGCTTCACCGTTTACGATTTCAAGTTCGTGTGCCATAATATAATTTCTCCGTTTTTTCAGTTTGTATATACAGTATAGTCTGTTTTCACAACAATGTCAAGATGTTTTTGAAACATTTTCAAATAAATCTTTTGCACTCACAAAAGAACCATCTTCCAATGTAAGTTTGATATCAGGCAACGCACCAAAACCAAGGTGACGGTTAACAACCTTTACACCATTAACTTCAGTTGCAGTCCACATATCTTCCATATGTTTTTTGAAGTTTGCATCAATCATGATTAAAGCTCCTGTATCATTTGAATTTCTTTTAGACATTCTTCAAAGTCGGCAATCATACCTTCTGCCGCTTTGACTGCCTTTTCATCACCCATTGCCTTGTATTTGACAATGTTTTCTTCACAGGCTTTGATATATTCTTTGATACCTTCAATCATAATTTTGTTCCTTTTCTCAACTTACATATACAGTATAGTTGTTATCGGAACAAAAGTCAAGAGGTTTTTACAAGTTTTTTGATCTTTTTTGTGGCTTTTTTCATTCCCATCTCCAACTTCAGTTTGGATGCCCAATCTGTAAAGTTGCGTCCTTGCATATGGTCGTATTCGTGTTGAAATACCCTTGCAGTGATACCAGAGAACCCTGCTTGGTGAGTTTCTCCGTTTATATCCATATAAGAGAATCTTATGGACTTTGGACGTTTGATGTTGAGGAATAGGTAGGGATAAGTCAGACACCCCTCAGTGAACATCTCTGTTTCTTCAGATACCCATGTGATTTCTGGGTTAAAGAAAATAGTTGCCTGTTTCTTATCTAAGTTTGTATACATGACAAACACACGAACAGGGACTCCACACTGATTCGCTGATAGTCCTATGCCGCCTTTAGCGCCCATAGTCTCTACTAGGTTATCATAAAGTTCCTGTGGTGTCAAGTCATGGTCTTGTTTTAATTGTTCAAATGTAATTGCCGGTAACTCATATTTGAGCATCGGGTCTTCTGGTTTAAGTAAATTATAAATCATGCCGCAATCCTTGAGAAATTTTTCACCTTTTCAAATTTAAGTATACTTCTGAACTTGTCATACAAAGTGTCACCTTTGTGTGAGATAACAAATACATTCTGGTCGTGGAACGTGTTCAGAATTTTTAAGAAGTCATCAGTTCCAGTTCCATCCAACGAGCTATCAAAAATCTCATCTAAGATTAGAAGGTTTGTGTTCGTTGAGTTTTTCATCTTTGCAATGGCACGCCAAGTAAAGAGTAGTGCCAAGTCGATTCGCATCTTCTCACCTTCAGAGAATGATGCATATGAGAACTCATCACGAAAGCGTGATTTGATTGTCTCATTAAAGTTTTCGTCCAAGTTGAATTGAACAAAGAAGTCCATAGAAGACAGATAGGTATTTAC